ATATCGCTTGCAAAAGATGAACTATTTGCGTATGAACCGCTTACTGCTTCTAGAGAAGCAATAGAGGAGGAATTATCAAAAATTCTGCTTGCTAAAGAAGCACTTCCATCTACGTTTGATAATTCTATATATGAAGCTGTTGAAGCTGAACCTGTAATGTTTCCTGATAGATTACCTTCTACTAAAAGGTTAGCACTCATAGTAACATCACCTGTTATCTCATTAAGTATTTCTATACTACCCGTTAATTTTGGATCAAATATTTTCATGTTATAATGCTCTTGTAAATGTTTTTATGTCCCAATTATCTGAAGTTACTGTTGCTCTTAATCTAGCATCCGTTCCTGATATATCCACAGACATTGTTACTCCTGATGTATTTCCTATATCTGATGTTGAATTGTCATTATATTGAACTGATGAACCATCCCATACTGACATTACTGTTCCTGCTCTATAATTTGTCCCATCATTTACTACATAATCAAAAAATGCACTATCATGGGTTAAAGTAGAAACTGTTATTATAGTTTCTGTACCTGTATCTGTATCAGTATTTTCTCCTGTAGTTAGAGAAGTACCGTTAATTGTTAAACTTTCAGCATATGATGCTGTTAAAGAAGTACCGCCTACAGTAGCTGTAGCTATTCCTGATTGTCCTGAATCAAAATATATATTTAAATTATTTTGATCTATTGTTTCTACTCTACCAGGAGAAACAAGTTCCCCATTTGAATCAAATACTGATAATTGAGGATATCTATTTCCTAGATTATGCTCAAATGACCAAGTAGTAGCTACTGTGGATTGAGTAAATACTCTATTAAAGCCTGCTTCTTGAGTTGTTGCAGTTCCTCCTACTACTGCTACCGCAGTACCAGCGGTTGCAGAACCAAAGTAAAGTTTTAAAGTTTGTGCGTCTTGAGCTTCAATTTTTGAAGGTTGTATTACATCATTTGAAGCGTTATATACTGTAACAGTTGGAAACTGTTCATTCATGTTATGAGAGAATGACCAAGTTGTTGCGGGAACTGTTTGATTTAATTTTTTAGTATCTCCATATCCTAGCCCACTTAAACCAGTACCATCTCCAAAGAAAGAACCAGAAAATGATGAACCTGATATAGCAGTTGCATCTGTAAAATCAACTACAGATTGTGATACTAGTAATGATCCAGTAATTACTACTCCATTTGGAAAATTAGAACTTGATATTATTCCCTCAGGAATATTTGTAAAATTATCATAATCTAAATAATATGAACCTGATTGGTTATTTAACCTATCTGAATTATAGGCTGAAAAGGCAAAAGAAGCGGTTAAAGCATAAGAAGAAGAAATAACTCCTACTATGTCTGCTCCATTTCCTTTAAATAGGGACGCAGTAACTGCGTTTGCTACATTAAGTGAATTTAATTCGGCATTCGAGCCGCTAACAATGACTTTTTTCCAATTTGGCATACTAACTTCATTATGGTTGGTTATATCGAATAATGCGATACCCACTTCCCTTACGGGCCAATAATACATTCATAAATATGAAAGACTTTGGTCCCATTTAAAAGTTAATTTTTTATTTCAGGGTCGTTTTCTATTGCAATTTTTAAATTCTTACTACTTTTAATTTCTTCCTTTTTAATTTTTTCTTCTATTTTAGAAATATGGGTAGAAATTTTAGTTTGGAGTAAAGCTATAAACATAGCATCAATTCCTGTAAGGGGGATAAAATTTAAAGATTTACGAAGTGCTTTTATTTCTCTAAGCTCTAAATCATTTATATTAATTTTCATAACTTTTCTTTTTCATACTTTAAATCAACAAGTTGTTTTTGAAGTTTTAAAGTAAGAGTATAAACAGTTTCAACATATTCTCCTCTAAATAAACCATTTTTAATAGTAAGTAATAAAAGTTCTAACTCACTTTGATTTACATCAATTTTAATGCTTTTAGAGCTTTCTGAGGTTTCAATAATATTATCTTGTTTTATAGGTTTTCCTCCTATATTTATATTGCCTGCTTTAAATGACATAAACCAATTTTTTATTTTTTTAAACAACCTATTTTAATAATTTTTATGAATATACCCAAATAGATTCATCTCCACTTGACACATATATATTACCTGCTTTATCATATCTAGAAGCAGGTCCACTTGTATTAGGATTTGTACTTGCTAAATTTGTTACAGCAGCCATAAAAGCATCAGGAGTATATGCATTTTCTGAAGCATCAAATGAACTTGTTAATCCCCAACGTAATTGAGCAGAATCAAAAGCAAAAGCTTCTCCATCTGTATTATCTGTTTGTTGGATAACAATACCACCATCTCCTGCACTTGTAGAACCTGAGGCTAATCTAATAAATCTATCTGCAATGTCTAGATCTTCAGTATGTTGGAAAGAAGCTGTACCTTTAACTACTAAATTTCTATCAACTGTTAAATCTCTTCCGATTGTTACATCATCAGGTAAACCAATTGTTAAAGTAGTACCAGCAGATGTAGTTTCAATTTCATTTGTGGTACCTCCTACTGTTAAATCTTGGTTTAAAATATTAATAGATATACCAGTACCATCTGAACCAGAAACTCCTAATTCAGTAACTAAACCTGTTAATTGTGAACCATCTCCAATAAAAGATCCTGTAAACGAACCTGTTAATTTTGAGGAAGCTCCAGTTAAACTAATAGAAGAAGCACCTGATATTACACTACCATTATCTGTTATAGAAGAATCAACAAATGCATCTCCACTCCATTTAGTAATAATATTAGTACTTAATGAAGCCGCACCTGAAACTGCAATATTTGCAGTAGCAGAACCATCATAAACAAAATCACTAATACCCGCCCCTTCAGTTAAATCTGGTAGATCAAGTGTAGCGTCTCCAATAAAAGAACCTGAAAAAGAACCTGTTAGTATAGAATTTTGTCCTGTTGATGTAATAGAATTTGAATCAACGGCTAAAACCCCACCATTTAAAGTTAAACCACTATTTTCTAGTGCTCCACCTGCTCCTGCTATTACTAAATTTGTATCTGTTAGTATTGAAGAAGTTATTCCTGTAAAAGCTCCTTGTGAGCCACTAACTAGTATTTTTTTCCAAGTTGCCATTATATCTTATTTTTTATTTTTTTGATGTTGGGCTATATTGATAAATATTACTAAGAAACTACTCCTAACCAAAAATTATCATTTGAATATGCAACACCACCTGTTATTGCTGTAGGTAATGAAGAAAATTCTAATAATTGAAATGTTCCTTCTTTATTTACTTTTAACCCCGTATTGTTATCTGAATTTTTAATTATTAAAATGTCATCAACACTATTATTATGATTTACTTCTAATCTTGCAACTGGTGATTGGGTTCCTATCCCTAAATTTAAATTGTCAAAATACAATTCAGGATTACCTCTAACTGTTTGTTCTGTACCTGTAGCAGTTATAACATAATGGTCAATATTATTTAATATAGTGACCCCCTGTGTGTCTGTTTCATAAGCTCCTACTTTTAAAGAGTCTATATATCTAATATTTTCTGCCATCTATTAAAATCTTAATTATAAAATTTGTAATCTATATTATATAATTTATTATAAATATTATTTTAAAAATAAATTTAAAACAATTCTGTTCCAGGGGTTACATCACCTATGTTACTAGTTTTACCTTCAACTTCTCTATTTTTCCTTGTTCTACCATCTTTAAGTTTAACAATATTTGGATCAAAAATGTCAGAATTAGTTACTGTTTCTAATTGTATAATAACTTTTGATTTTGAATTAAACTTTTTAATTGAATTTAAATCTTTTTGTAATACTTCTGGTATTATATATCCTCTAAGATTAATATTAAATGTACCCTTTACTAATCTATCCTGACCTGCAACAAGTTCTGTTGTTGTTGTAAAATCATTTATAAAAGCTCTAAATTTAAATCTTTCAGGATTTCCCCAATATGCATCTGAAGCATATTCTATAGACTCAATTATTTTATTTAATTGTTCCATATAATATGTTTGAATAATACAACTATAAGATAAAGTAACATAATCTGGTACTGCTACTGCATGGAATGTTTTTGTAGGTATTCGATTATTTAAAGCTGCAAAGTTAGAATAAAAATTCTTAGGATTAAATTCTTTTTGAAAAGAAGCATATAAATTAGGCATATTAGCATCTAATTTATTTGTTACTGTTCTATCTTTAGATATTGTATCTCTTTTAATTATTATAATAGGAAGCATTACTGCTCCACCTTTATCTCTATAATATCCATCTTTTTGATATGATTTCCATCTTTCAGGAGAACCATAAATAATAGGTACATTTCTTCTTTGTCCATTTTGAAAAACAAAAGGTTGAATTACATTTTCAAAGTAATAAAATACTGCTTCATCTAAATCTTGTATACCAATTGAAAATGGTTTTGTTGTATCATCTTTATAACTTATCTTTTTAGATCTATTAAAATTAATACCTGTTTCACTTTCATTAGGGTTAAGCCTAGCATTAGGATTTCCTCTTGTTATGTCAGTAGAACTTTGTGATTCTTCACTTAATTCACGTTGGCTTTTAGGTATAGGTTTTCTGTATTGAGCCATTAAAATCTTTCTTTAAATGGTGAAATTGCTACCTTATCTGAAGGTATATAATATGTTTCGCAAATTATAGATAAATTAGCACCAAAATTTTCTAATCCTGGATTAAGTGGGTTTGCACTACCATCTGATCCTTTATTTGGGTAACTTGGGTTTTTACCTACAAAATATTGATTTGCTACTGTTGCTTGAACTCCATAATATCCATTTTGATATAAGATTATATCTCCTACTTCAGGTACAACTTCAGCATCTTTTAAATCTGCTCTTAAAAATGCAAAACTAATACCTTGAGAAAAATTAACCCCTTCATCACTTTCAGGATATGATTGGTCTTGTCTGTCTATTAAACAATTAAATAGGAAAGGGCCATCATAATATTTTTCTCCACTAGCTTCACCGTATAAATTTGTTTTAGTTTCTTCTAATTTAAATTTATAAAAAGCTGCTTGTTGGGTTACAATATTATGTAACAATTCTCTATTTAATCCTCTAATTAAACTCACATCCCGTGAGCCTCCGTACATTGCCATATTAACCTATATAAATTGTGTAAGGTACCTGTTTCAATTCTGTTTGTTTGTATTCTACTTCTTGTGCTCTTCTTTCTAATAAAGATTTACGTGAAGTTTCATCAAAATATCCTCTTAATCTTTCTATTAAATTTGTTTTTTCAGAAGTAGCAGCAGTAATTAAATCTCCTTGATTTAATTGAACATCTGCGTTTGGAATAGGTATGTTTTGGTATTTACCTCTTACATAACCTAATACTTCTTTTGATACAGCTAAAGTATATTCAAATATCCATTGACGTCCTACGGAATTTATGCTGCTATATGTTGGGTTTACATATGGAGTGTTAGATACATTAGATACCTTTCCAGGTTCATTATCTATACTACTACTAATTCTTTCATCTCTTTTAATATATTCAAACCACATATTATGGCTTCCTGAAGTTGGTATAGGGAATATTTTTAATTTATTGTTACGCATTTCAAAACTAAAATTTGACCTTCTAACCATATCATTTAATTCTATAGCTTGAATTGTTTGTAAATCATAATTTAATGGCATCATTAAAAAATTAATAGCTGGGCTCATACCCCCAAATCCAAAAGAATCAAATAAAGATTGATATCCAAATCCGGTTCCAGCATAAGGATCAAAGTATTTTACAATTGCGGGTGCAGATTCATAAAATACTCTTTTAATTTCTATACTACCTGTTATTCCAGCATCTACCGCCCATTGTCCTAAATCATATTCTTGAACAGATGCTGTTGTTGGTATTGACCCTGAATAGTAAGTTATATTCCCCCCTGTACCTGCTTCAGCCCCATATTGTTCAGATAATCTAACAATAGGCTCAAAACTAGGAGTTACAATAGAAGTATTTAAATTACTTCCAGTTGATAACCCTTCAAAAGTTAACTGATTATCTCTAATTTTATAAGCATATAATTCATTTCCATAAGTTGTGACTGATTCTTCAAATGCGGCATAAAAGCTTATATCTTGAAGTTCTACATCTACTAAAGGATATCCTAATCTTCTGGCACAAAAGTTTGCAACTTTATCTGCATCTAATTGAAAATCACTATCTGCATCGTAAAATCCAAATGGAGTATCAGCACCCGGGGTAAATGAACTGGAACCGGGCCAAATTGGTATGTTTGCCATATTATGTTTTATTTATAAATATTAAATTACTTTTTATTATTATAAATATAAGACTTCAAGGTGACTATTAATTTGGTTAATGCGCGCTTTTAATATTATAGTTTTTTTATATTATAAGTTATATTAAAAATTATAGTAAATAATAAAACTACGTTAAAAAACGGATATAATTCAATATAATGATATAATGAGATAAGTAGTAATATAATTATAAAATACTGTTAATTATAAATATTTTAAGATAAAAAAACCCGGCACAAGGCCGGGTTAATTTTTAGAATTAATCTAAACTACTGCTTATAGAGAGTTTAAACCATTTACTTCTATGATACCATAGAATTCTGGTCTAACCATTTTCTTAGCATATCTAGTTAATAATCCTTTTCTTGGAGTGAAAGTATCTGGATCATATACTAGTGGAGTCATAATTAATGGAATGTATGGAGCAAAAACAGCACCAGCTTCTAAGAACTGACCTCCTCTAAATCCTAATAAGATTTTATTTTCAGTCATATATGGGTTCTTGTAAACTTTTTGTCTGCTATTTAAAGCACCTACTTTCTGTACACCAAATGCGTAACTAGCTTTTGAAGTATCACCATCTGAATCAGCAGCAAATCCTGGAATAGATTCTAAGATTGTACCTACAGTTGGAGAACATACTAGGAAGTTAGCACCACCTCTTAATGTTTTCTGGTGGATGATGTTAGATAGTTTTTGGATTTTAGTTCCTAAAGTTTGGAACCATTGTCCTTGGCTATTGTAGAATCCTAAATCAGTTACTGTACCGTTAGCATCTTGAGCAATAGATCTGTTGTTAACAGCTGACCATACTTCTGTTCCAGCAGCAGCAGAATCAATTAACATATCTAAAATTTCTAAGTCAATTTCTAATGAAATGTACTCACTTAAGATTGAAGTTAATTCAGCTTCAGCGTCTAGAGCGTGGTAAGCGTTAAGATCTTGAGCAAACTCAGGAGTCCATACAGCTTTTAGTTTTCTAGTTTTAGCAACGATTGCAGATGATTTCATCTGTACGTTAATTTCTGGGATAGAGATTGGAGTGTTTTCTCCATTTAGAGAATTATTTCCGTCTTCAAAATCACCTCTGTATTGATCAGTTGGTTGTAGAGAATAGAATACTATTGTATCTGCAGCCGGGTTGATACTATCTTTGTCTACTATAAACTCGATATCATTACCATCAGCACTAATTTTAGTAAACTGTGGGTATTGTTGAGCTTCAGTTGGAGCGTTAGATCCTGTTAATCTAAATGCTCTAATAGCTTCAGCATCATAGTTAGAATCAAGTGTTGATAATACTACATTAACTGATACTACATCTCCATCAACGATTGATTGAGAAAAATCTGAATCATAATTAACATCAGACCAGTCAGCAGAACTTGATGCAACATTTCCTGCACCTGGAGCTGAAGATGTGTCGTTAATAGAATATCCAAATCTACCTGCACCATATAATCCTCCAGTGTTTGTGTTTCCAAATGGGTTCGCACCAGCGTTACCATATAAAGAACCTCCTGAAGTAAATGGAGCTTTGTCAGTACCATACTGGAAGTCTAGGAAAAATACTAGTCCAGATGGTAAATTCATTGGTTGTACAGAAACAAATTCTTGAGCAGCAATTTGTCCAAATACTTTTCTTACCAATGGTAGGGCTACACCAGCCCATTGCTCACCTACACCAGCAGTAAATGTACCTTGAGAAGCGGCACCTCCACCAGTTTGTGAACTTTCAACTACAAGTTGTTTAGCTTGGTTTTCAAGGATAATTCCCATATTATTTTTATGAGATCCCCCTAAACCTTCTAATAAACCTGTTTTTTCCCACTTTTCAGATAGTCTAGCAGCGTCGCTTTGTACTGAGTGATATGGGTTTGCACTTTCTAATAAAGTTTGTAAACTCATTGTTATTAGTTTTTTTTAGTTAAAATTAAATTATTCCAGCTAATTTTTTAAATCTATCAACCATAGCATCGCTTTCAACGATTGGTTGTTTAGCACTAGGAGCTGTACCTGTTGCTTTAGATGCGCTACCTTTTACTTCATTAACTGATTTACTAACTTTATTAGTTATTCCTTCATTTAATGTTTCAAAGACAACTTTTGCCTCTTTAACTGTTGATGCCTTATCAAAAGCTTTTAATACTCTTAATTTTTTATCTTCAGATAAATTTTTAGCTTTAAAGATTTTGTTAGTGTAAAGTAATTTAGCATTTAGTAGATTAACTTCTTTAATTTCTTCTTTAAGTTCTTCTACTTGAGCTAAAGCTTCTTCTAAATTGACGGCATAAGCAGAAGTTGATTGTCCAACCTTTTTAGGGTCTAGTTCTTTTTTACTAGCTCCTCTTGTAGGGTTGTTTTTCTCATTCCAGCTTACTTCATCCATTTCCTCTAACTTTTCTTCTTTTTCTTCTTCCATGACTTCTACTTCTTCATCTTCTACTTCGATATCTATATCCATGTCTGATTCTTCATCATCCATTTCCATTTCTTCACCAGCTTCCAATTCTCCAGCTTCTACCATGTCCTTAATTACATCTTCAATAAATCCTTTAAGGTCGTCTTCTGACATGTCCTCTAAATCAATTTCTTCATCTTCCATTTCACCTTCTGATTCTTCGTCTTTGACTTCAATTTCGTCTTCGACTTCTTCTTCTTCAGTTACTTTTTCAGTTTCTTCAATTTCTTCAGATTCTTTAACTTCATCTTTGTCTTCGTCTTTAGCTTCGTCAATTTCTTCCTTAGCTTCTTCGATTTCTTTAGATTCAGTTACCTCTTCGTCTTCATTGATTTCTGCAAGTAATTCGTCTAAGTTAACTTCTTCGTCAACTTTGTTTTCCTCTGCTACTTCTTCAGATTCTTTAACTTCATCTTTGTCTTCTTTTTTAGCTTCATCTAATTCAGTAGAAATTTCTTCTTTAACGTCGTCTTCTTCATACTTATCGTATTTTTCTTCAACGTCTTCTTTATCCATTTCTTCTAATTTAGCAGATAACATAGATTTCAAATGTGGAGTAAAAGCTTCTTCTAAAGCGGCTTTGGCGTTTGCTATTGCTGTTTCTTTTACAGCTTTAGCATCCGCAATTGCTTCTTTAAGCAAATCTCTGTTGTTTGACATAATCGCAAAATTTGTTTGTGAAATACGTTTATTAGAAACGTAATAGGGTAAGTTATACTTTATTTAATACCATATAGAGATGGCATATTATGATGATACGTATATGAGTATTTTATAAAATTAACAGATAGGACAAGAACCTTTAGAACAAAGGATTTCTCTTATAACATTATTTACATTAGTATAATCATATGTAAATATTTTTTTACCTTCATTTAAGGTATGCATAAAGGAACCAGGATTGGATGGTGTTGAAACAAAATCCCAACATAATAATTCAAAGTCATCTTGTACTTCCATTACATTACCATTTTGTTCTAATGAACCCATACCACGAGATGAAACACCTACTGTTACACCTGCTTTAATTAATTCTTTTAATATGTTTCCTGAAGGAGTAGATAAAATTTCTATTTTACCCATTACATTATCTCCATCCCACCAATAATCTGAGATTAAATGAGATACATTTTGTAAATTTATAACTGAGGATTCGGGATGGTCTAATTCTCCCATTGAGCGTCTTTCTTGGATTAATTCATTATATTTATCCATTTCTCTATCCCATAAACCTTTAGAGTAATATCTACCATTGCCATTTTTAACTTCGGCTGTAGCTAATACACCTTCAACCATTAAATTACCCGTCTTTTTATTAACATTTTCTGTTAATTGAAGAGGGTTAACCTTAAAAGTATTTACTTCTATTAATAAGGATTTATTCATTTTCTAAAGCTACTTCTTCTACTTCAACTCCATTAACCATTTCTTCATCTACAATTTCTTCTTTTTGGTATTTTTTACCACACATCTTTTCATATATCTTTTCCATTTTAGCTTTTCTTTTTTCTAAAAGCTTTATTTCTTTCTGCATTTGTTTCATTTTAGACTTATCAATTAATTCTTGAAGATTTTCATCCTCATTAATTGAATTTACTCTATCAACTTTTTCAGCAATATGATCATGTAAATAATTTAATTGGGCTTCTAACTTTACAGCTTCAGCTTCTTTACCTATTTCTGCTAGTTTAGAATCAATTGATTCTTTTTTCATTTTTTTCTTTTCTATTTTTTCTCCTTTAGCTACTCCAGCACCATATGCATCTTCTTCACCTTTATCTTTTTTATCTATATCTTTAGCACCTTTATCATCTCTTTGAAATTCATCATAGCTTTCATCTACTTCATCAGCAATTTCTTTTACTATTTCATTTTGTTGAGCAGATATTGAATTTGGGTTACCTGTAGATACTACATTTCCTCCCATTAAAGATTCTGAAACTACTTTTTTTAATTTATCTGAATATCCACTAGAAGCATGTTTACCTGATACTTCTTCTAATTCAGTTTCTTGATACCCAATACCTTCAACACCAAAAGCAGCATTTTTTATATAATACTGACCATCTTTAGCTAAATTTTTAGAAACTATTTCTTTTATTTCTTCAATAGTTTTATCAGGATTTTGTTTTGATTCAAAATAAACACCATTCATTACTTCTTGACCAATTTGGTTATCTAAATTTTTAGGGTCTTTATAATCAAAGTTATGAGATTCTACTTCTTCAACATGTTTAGAAACTTTTTTTTCTTCAACTTTTACAGCTTCATCCTCTTTCTTTTTATCTTCTGCTAGAAATTCAGCAAATTTATTTTCAAAGTTTTCTTTTGGAGAAGATTCTAAATTATTAATAGGTTGTAAATCTACGTATCCTGTTAGATTTTCATTGATTAATCCTTTTTTTACGGATTCGAATATTTTTTCTGAATTTTTCATATTTTTATAATAATGTTTCAATATCTTTTATATAGTCCCCAATTAAATCTGTGGGTTTAAATACAGCAAAACTTGTAGGGTTTTCTCTATAATATTTTATAGTTTCAATTTTTGATTGACGTATTAATTTTTTTATATTATCTAATCTAAGTTCTAAATCATCAAAAACCATAATTCGTTCATCATGGAATTTTTTTGTTTTATCTTCTTTTAATTTATAATTATACATATTAAAAGTTTTTTACCTCTAAACCACTACCTTTTTGGACATAATTTCCATTTTTGTCTTTAGGTACTAATTTATACTTAAATTGCTTTATATATGCATTATCTTTTACTCCTTCTTCACTTGCTTTAGGGCCTGGACCTAATGTAGCACCCACTCCTTCAGGTACTATTTTTTTTTGCTTTTTAGGTAATTTAAAAGCATACTTCGTTAAATACGCTCCTGCTCCCCCTGATGTTGACATTTCATTTAACTTAGAAAAGAAATCTTTAGCTAATTGTTTATATTCTTCTTTTTCATCAGCATCTAAATATCTAAATGCTTTTTGGTAATTAAATTTTAAATCATCAAAATAATTTTTAGCACCTTTAGATTCAGTAACTACTGATTCATTCATATCATAGTCATTGATTTGTTTACTAATTCTGTATAATTTAGCTTCTAATTTTTCTAATTCATCACCATATCTGTCTGCAATTGGCCCACCTTCTGGTTCAGCTTCTTGCTCCATATCTCTATATAATTGTGAAATTCTATCTTCTAAATCTGCTTTATCAGCTCTTAAATCTAATATATCATCAAAAGAAACTCTTTCGTCTATATTATTTTCTCTAATAATTTTTTTATATGCTTCAGAATAATTTTTTCTAAGATGAGTTCTATATTGGTTAAATAATTCCCTAACATCATCAGCAATACTATCAATTATATTATCTTTAGTATCACGAGATAATTTAGTAATATATTTTCTTAATTCATCAAATTCTTTATAAGTAGAATCAAGAGCGGGAACATAATCTATTTTCCAAGTAACAGATTTGGTTTCAGGGTCTATATTAGTTACAACAGATTTTACCCCATCTACAACTTTAACATCTCCAACTTTTCTCTCTACTTCTTTAAGTTTATACTTGAACCCCATTTGCTAATTTAATTTCTTTTATAAGTTCATAATATTGTAACAAGTCAACTAAATTATTATTATCAACTTTAGCTGTTTTATCTAATTCAACTAAATATTTAATTACTTCAGTTATCTTAATTTGGATAACTTTATCTTTAATATTTTTTGATTCTTTATTTAAAATAGACTTTAATTCTTGAATTTTAGTATTATAAAAACTTCTTAATCCTGGGGTTGAATCAACAGAATTAATAAATTCTTTAAGAACTTGTTTTTGTTCAGAAGATAAATCTTGGTATTTATTATTAAATTTTTCTAATATTACTTTATAAGTAAGAATTCTTAAATCTTTATCATAAGTTGAGAATTCTTTTAAAATATCTTCTTTAATATTTTTAGCTTTTACTTCCTTTTTAGTTAGATGTTCTAATAAGGTAATTTTACTACTAATTAATTGTTCAGTATCTACAGAATCTTTTATATTATATCCTTCAATTAAAGTATATAAAGCTGCTAATTCTTTATAGTCTATAATTTTTGAACCAAAGAAAACATCTAAATCATAATGTTTTTTAATTTCATTAATTAGGTTGTATTTTTGTTTTTTTAAAGTAGAACGATTAAACTTTTGGGATGATTCTAAAATAGTAGTAACTACCATGTTAGCTCTTCCCTCATTTAAAACCTTAGATTTTAAAATAGATTCATACAGTTTATATTCACGACCTAAAGAAGTTTTTATAAAGTATTCTTTTAATATATTGATAGCGGGAGAGTTTCCTCCTTTTAAAGTATCTGCCGTGATTTGGCGTACCAGTAATTCAAAAAGAATTCCGGTATTTTTATACTTAGAATGTTTTATTTTCATTAAAAAATATATTTATTTATAAATATGTAAAAAGTATTATTCCTTCAACTGGGATTCATCTAATAGTTTACTATTAGTTTTATTATTTTCAAACACTAGTTGTTTCTTATTAATTTTTTTAAACATATCTTTATTCTTCATATATGTAGTTTTAGCAGATTCTAAAGCTAACCCACTTTTATTTGTATCTGTTCTACTATTTGATGAATCATTTTTATCAGTGTCTTTCATTCTTTTTACCCCTAAACGATCTTTTCCAAAATTAGAATCTTGAGTTCCTATTTTAGTTATAGAATCTTTAGGTCTTCCTAAATCTAAATCATCTCCATATCCCGCAGGTACATTACCTGGGTCTGAATACATTCTTCCTTTACCATATAATGAAGCTAAATCATGAGGAGTACCATAAGATTTACCTGTTTCAACTGGATCATTACCTTCAGCTTCAATTTGTTCTATTCTAAATTTACGTTTAGCATCCTCTCTTATTAAATCTCTATACTCGTCATACTGATCTTCACTAAAGTTAAATATATTATCATAAATCCAATCTGTTGGAATTAATTTTTGCTCCTGTAAAGATGCAGCTAATTCAGCTTTAGATTTTAATAATTCCATTCTTTCTTGTTCAAATATAATTGAGGGAGAATTTAATGAAATTTCAAAATTTGTTAAAGATTCGTCTGTATAACCTTGGGTGTATAAATGTACTAATGCTATTTTATTTAGCTCAGATACCATTATTCTTTGTAATCTTTCTATAGTACGAGCAAATCTAATATCTTCAGCAGCTAAAGTAGCTTTTCCTTCTAAGTCCTTCTCATACCCCAAAAATGCTTTAGGTATTTTAAGTGCGGCAAATAATTTTTCTCTTAAATATTCTACATCTTGGATACCATCATACTGTAACCCTGGTGTTGTATCTATTTTAGTTGTAGTATCATTTCCACGGATTGGAATATAAAAGTCTTCAAGCATATTTTGCATGTTATACTTTAAATTATATTCCCCTGTTTTTTCATCCATATGTGGGGTACGTTTCATATTGGAAATAGTTTTTTGCATAAATGCATCTACTTCATTTGGAGGAATAGAACCAACATTCATATAAAAAATACGTTTTTCAGGAGCACGAGCAATTCTATGAATTAACATCGCGTCTTCCATTAATGTATATTGTTTAAATAATTTTCTAGCAGGCTCAATATAAGAACGTCCATAAGGTAAATAATTAACATCTGCAATTAACCTAAAATGAGCCATTTCATAATTGTCAAAATATACACCAGGAGAATTGTTTGGGTCTTGACCTGGTACTCTATACATTCCTGAGTTACTGTTTACTATCCCATCTGGAGAGTATCTATATCTTATATCTGCTGGGTTTTCTGGGTTGAATCCTTCTTCTCTGCTTATATGAAATGCTGTATAGGGTATAACATTATATACTCCATATTTTTCTGCAATTTCTAGTTTTAGAAAAAAATCACCATACTTACACATCTGTCTAGTCCATGACCATAAATTAAATTCAATATTTAATACATCATAAAATAGGTTATATAATATTTTTTGTATATCTTCATTTGCAGACCTAATAGATAATACTTCCCCCATATCATTTTTAAGAGAAGACTCATCAGCTATGATATCTAAAGCAGAAGCAATAATTGCATCCTGATCCATTACATCATATTCTGAGTATAATTGAGGTCTGAGGTATTGGTAATTAAAATTAAATTGAGATCCATATAAAGAAGTAGAGCTATTAGTATATATTCTATTATATCTATCTATTAAAGAATTAGTTTCAATTTCTCCTGTTGATTGGATAGTACTACTATCCATTACTTTTACTTGATTTCCTCCTACATTTCTAATGATAACATCAGTTGAAAATAATCTTTGTAGTCTTGAAAAAATACTTTTATTCGCCATTTAGGTATATAATTATTGTTATAAATATTATTTAAAAAGCCAACTAATATCTTCTTTACCATGTTCTGTTTTTACATGATAAGGATTATCAGCCCCCTTTGAAAAATATGCCCCTTGATGTGTTGTTCTGTTTACTGTTATATTATTTAGGGCTTGTCTAGTTAAATCGATTCCTCGTTGTTTGTATTTTAAAGCAGTATCTCTAATATACATAGCAATTCCAAATGCCATAACTAAATCATCATTGTATCCTGATTGTGCCTCAGGTCTACCATTTCTCCAAATAAAAGTTTTCATTTCCTCTATTAATCTTTTAGATTGAAATGTTACTCCTTTATCAGAAATATATTCTTGAAATTTACCTACTACCATAGGTCTAGTTCTAGATGACATTGTAAATCCAGCTGTCATTCTAGAGGTATCCATATACTTATCAAAATATGAATCTACATTAGAATCATTTTTGGGTGAATAATATAGATTATTATAATTTCTATCTATAGCTGCTTGAATAGTTGCCCACCCAATATTAGCATTTTCAATTACAAGTAAAGCTTCATTATATTCAGTAGCTATACCTACTAATAAATGTCCATATTCTTTTGTTCCAATTTGTCCTTTATATTCAGCTACTTGTACATTATTTTCAATGTCAATTACATGAAATGCAGAATAATCTTTTCCATCTCCTCTAGCAACATCAGCTACAACCATATAAGATCTTGAATAATCTGCAGATTCCCAAACCCATAAATTTTGATCTGCACCTCTTCTTTCTAATGGTTCTTTAATATAAGATTTTTCATAATATTCTATATATTCAGGATAAAATACAATATCACCAGAAGTAGAAAAATCACAATCACATTCCTGAGCAGCCATTCTAGGGTCACCTAATAATTCATCTTGCCTTTTTCTCCAGGTTTCATCTCTTTCAGGGTGTACATACCATGGTAATTTTATAGGTAAAAATTCATTTTCTGATGCTTCTGCTCTTGTCCATGTTTGGTGAAACCAATTACCAGTACCATAAGGTGTACTTAAAGCTATACACCCACCACCCGTTGCTAGTGTTTGTTGTGCTGAAGCCCAAATTTCTCCGATATTATCAATAAAAGCTGCCTCATCAATTAGTAGTAAAGATACTGCTTCTGATCTACCTGCATCCGAACTTGCTGAGGTTGCTTTAATTTGGGATCCATTTCTAAATCTAAGATTTAATTTATTATTTTCAGCGGCATCTACTTTAAGCCAACTAGGTAAATTTTCATACATAAATTTTACCTTTGTAACCATATTCTTAGCTGTTTCCTGTTTTGTAGCTATACAAAGTATATTTTTATCTTTATGAAATAACATTAACCATAAAGAATAACCTGCAGATAGAGTTGATATTCCTAATTGTCTAGATTTTAAAATAATAGAGTAAGGATTATCTCTCATTAAAGTTAATACCCTTTCTTGGAATGGATATAAATTAAATTGTATACGTCCCCTTTGAGGATGTTGTATATAACAATATTTACGCATAAAGTGAACTGGGTCTTTAGCGCATCTAATATATTCCTGACGTATTACTTTTTTTAAATCCGACATTTTATTTTGTTAAAACTAACACTCCTACCACAGCTAATATTCCTACCCCTCCATATAGTTTAGTTTTAAGTTTTTGTTTTTTTAAATCTGCTTGTAACTTTTCACTTAATTCTTTAGATAAACCTACTTGATTATCTTTATTATTTACTATTCTTTCAAAATTACTAATTTGATTTTTTAAATTAAAAACTAAATCACTTTGTGATAGAAACTTATTATTGGTTTCTGTTAAAAGTACTTGCATTGTTTTTATTTCATTACTTAAACCATCACCTTTTAGTAAATCTTTTATTACCAGTTTAGCTATTGGTTTAGTTAATTGAATCTTTGTACTGTCTATAGCGTTCTGCGAAAAAGCGTTCAAGCTCATCATCACCAAAACTATCAACAGCATCAATTTTTTGTTGAGTTTCATTTTTAATAACATTAATTTTAAGATTAAGATTTTTAATTCTTTTATCATAATTGGCTAGTTGGTTTTCTAGTACTTTAGATTCTTTAACCAATTCAGAATTTTCAGCATGAAGTGAATCTACTTTTGCTTCTAAGGCTTGTATCTTTAGACTATAATCTTCGACATAATCTTCTTTTTTTGAAAAAAAATTAAAAACTATAATACCTGCCCCTAATATAACAAATAGATGATAATTTTTTTTTATCCATTTAAGCATAATATTTTTTTATTTGTCTATAATAGCATCTAATTCTTTCTTAAGTTTTGTTTTTTTCTTAAGATCAGCTACTATTTGTGCCTTTTCTTCACCTTCAGCTTCTTTATATTTACGAGCTAAAGATTTCATTTGTTTAGTTAATTGAGCAAGTTCTTCTTTTGCTTTAGCTAAACCCTTAGATTTATTAAGGTCTGATTTTGAAGGTTCAAGTTCATCCTCTTCATTCATATCCATCTTAGACATTAAATCTGCTGTTTTTTCTAATTCTTTATTTAAATCTTGTTGAACTTTTACATCATTTTCAGTTGCCTCAGAAACAAGGGAAGATTTAATTTGCTCTTTGATAAAAGCTTTTAATTCAGATTTTTTCATTTTTAGATTTTGTTATAAATATATTAAGAATTAATAACATTTAATATTTGTTTAATTCGCTCATCTGTAGTACCTTTAATTTCTGATAAATGGTTTGTTTTATAACCATGTCTTTTAATTAAATGCACAATAGAAAAATCAATTAAATCTCTATAATGTTCATCTGTTTCTCTTACTCCATTATTTTCTATAGGAATACCTTCAGGTGAAATGTAAAATATATAATCATATTCTCTAATAAAATTAGAAGCATATTCTTCAAATCTTTTACTTTCTGTTAAATCTATTGATTTTGCTGATTTTGTAAATGCTATTACATCAAATATAGTTCTATCAGTTATTAGATCATTATGCATTAATTCTGCACAACGTTCAGCTAAAAATACAGTTTGACCCTTTAATGTTGAATCCGTGTTTAATGGTATACCTAGATCATTTAAATATTTACTACGTTCAGTAGCAAATTTATAATTTTTAAATTGTTCTAACTCCTTTAAAGCATTAACTAATGTAGTTTTACCTACTGACATTGTACCACATAAACCTATTTTCATAATTAATTTCTATGTTGATCTAACTTATTTTTCATTGATTGGTTTTTATAATATGGTAATCCCTCTCTTTGCTTTCTCATTTCTTTCCATTCTTCTAAGGTTTTCTGCATACCATAAAGATAATATTCTTTTTTTCTATTATTTCCTTCTGGAATTAATGCTGGGCCTTCCCAATTGTGTAATTTACCATCCCACACATATGCTATGGTACCATCAGCTTTTTTTA